AAGAAGAAAATGTGAGTTTAACGGACGAAGAATTGGAAGCTTTAAAAATTATATTAAAGAAAAACAAATAAATGGATTACAACGAAGCAATAAACATATTCAAGAAAAGCCCATTATTAAGAAAAACGTATTTTTCAACCAATTTCTTTGACTTTTGTAAATTCTATTTCATGGAATATTACAACTTTGAAACGCCAAAGTGTTTGGAGAAATATTACAATGCATTGGAATCATGAAAAAATGTTTATTTCAAGTGATTCCGTGGAAGCGCAAAAACAACCATTGCCCAAATGTATGTTTCGTATTGTATAGCATATAAAACACGCCGTAATATTATGTGGTATTCACAAACAATTGATAACGCCGAAGAAAATTTAACATACATTGCCAATAGCTTTATAAATGATACGGACGCATGAGAAAGATTTTGCAGAGATTATGGAAACTTGTATTATCCGGAAACAGTTATTAAACAAGGACAAAAGAAAATAAAAAGAATTGATAAATTCGTAACAGAAAACAATTGTTATGTAAGAGCGATGTCACTTTGAACAAGCCCACGTGGTAAGAATTACACCGCACCGGACGGAAAATTCAGACCGGATTTATTGGTGTTTGATGATGTGGACACGGTGCAAAGTTGCCAAAGCCGTAAAAAAATTGACAAAAACTTTGAATTCATGTTAAACGAAGTATTGGGTGGAACAACGGGAGCAACACAGATAATATTTTTATGAAATACGATATATGAAGATTGAATCGTGCCAAGGTTTGAAGAACATATAAAGAACGATCCAACATGGGAAATTATAAACTTGCCAATATACGATGAACATAAAAATATTGTTTGGAATAGATTTGTGGAAACGGACGCAGAAGCGGAAAAATTAAATAAATGAATCCGTGAAATTGCGAAAAAATATGTTTCATTGGAAACGGAACGCAGAAGACTTGGAAGCATAAGTTTCAATCAGAATTACTTATTAATTCCATATATGAATTGACAGCATATAATAACAAGGGGTATGATACAGCGGGATCATAATTGCAAGGGTTATAAATATGATTCAATTGTAATTGGTGTTGATCCAGCAGTAAGTGAAAAAGAAGGAACGGACAAATTCGCAATATGTGTAACATGAAAATTACAAGACAGATATTACATATTAGAAAGTGTGGGATTGGAAGGAATGGAAAAGAATATTTGAAGGGCGAGCGAAACAGTGAAAAACTTATATAATAAACGAAAAGCAAAAAGGGTGATTGTTGAAACCGTTGCATATCAGCAAGTATTAAAAACGGTATTTGCGAACATGTGAATGGCGGTGCAAGAACAGAAAACAATAAAAGATAAAACAACAAGATTAATGGAAAAGCAAATATTATTTGAAGAATGACGTGTTTATTTCGCACCATGAAACGATGAATTAATTGACGAATTATTAACGTTTCCAAATGCGGAACATGACGATATGGTGGATTCAATGTTGTTTACAATGCAAGAAACAAGGAACAAGTTTTTTATTGCTTCATTCTAAAAAACCAAATGCAAAAAAATAAAGATTATAATAAACAAGAGAAACCATGGGATTCATTCCGCAGTGCGGGGTTGGAGCTACTGGGCGCAGAAAGGCTGGTGTTGGAATTTTTGCACCATAACACCATGCAAGACGAACAAATACGCCCAACGACAAAAATAACATTGTATGAATTCCGGAAATATCTTGAAGAAAAAAAAGACACATTGGACGAATACTTTGAAGACCAGCTTTAAAAAATAAACATATAAATGGAAGAAAAAGAAACTCAAAACAAATGTCGTGCATGTTGAAAGCATATCAGAAAGGAAAATTTACGGTGTATGGAATGCAGAGAAAAAGTGGATAAAGATTTCATGAAAGAGACGGATTACGGGTTTGATTATCATTTCAGATATTACCAACAGCACAAAGAAGAATACAAAAAATGTTTTTAATTCTTAATCATATATATTATGACAGAAAAAAGAGAATTCAACGGTGAAACACAATTTACGAAATTGTGAGACAACCAATTCAAGGTTGAAAAAGACACGCATGCCGTTTCAGAAATAAATGCGTTGGATCAGTTCAAATTGCTTGCAGACGCAATGAATAAAATCAAAAGCATGATACAGCAAGCAAAAACAATGCAAGATTCAGTAAAACAACACGTTGATTGGTATAATACACGGGTTGAAATATTGAATAAAGCAAAAAAGGAGTGCGGATTCGATTATAAAGATTTGGTTGCAATTGACATGAAAGACCTTGAAAATCTTATAACATGTGATCCAACAAAATTGCCAAAAATAGACCTTGAAAAGGAAGAAAAATAAATTATTAATTAATCACCAATACGAGCTTGTGCCTCTTAACAATGCAAAAAGAAAGCTCGTTTTTTTATTTGCAAAAATTCTCATATTATATATAAGAATATCAATTTACTTATTAAACACTTGCAACATGAAAAAAACAAGTTTATTATTAATTGCAATTTTCGTAATGACATTATGCGGTTGCCAAAGTGAGCCAGTGCAACAATTAACAACAGAAAATGAAACATTAAAAGAAGCAACCACGGAAAAACAAGAAGCAAAAGAAGAAGTTGTTTATTTGGACGATGAAAACGCCGGATTTGTTCAAGGTGATATTGTTCGAGCACCAATGAGTATTGAAGAAGCGGACACGCTAAAAAGTAAAAATAAATATTCGGAAGATTTGGTTGCATGAAATTTCTCGAAATATTTAATTGTTGAAATTGCCGTTATAAATCAAGGAACAGAAAAAGCAATGTGGTTTTCAAGTGATGTTTCGGAAGTTATCGATTCCAAAGGAAGAAAATATAACGTATTGAGCGAAGCAACAAGCGAAATATATTTGGACGATTTAATAACATTTGTTGATTTAAAACCTTCAATTCCAGTGGTTTGAAAAGTTGTTTATGAAGTTGCCAAAGATTCCGAAGGGTTTTATTATGAAACGGAAGACAAAACATTCAAAGTTATGTTACAAAACCGCAATGAAAATAACGAATAAAATTTAATAAATTTTTGTAAATTATAAAAGCACCGTTCAAAAGCGGTGTTTTTTGCTTAATTTCAAGCTTTGATATTTTACATTCGTGATTATAATGCATTGTGTTTAAATGGAAATAATCATGCATGAAAATATTCAACCGGAACATTTCAAGAATCAATAAAAAGAGCATTGCAAAGAATTATTGATTGGATTTATCTTTGTTATTCAACAACGACGTTGTTTTTTCAAAACAAACATTTTATGATCTATACGCAAAAAATGGTGATATTCGCCAAGCCGTAAAGAAAATTGCCGGAAGTGTTGCGAGAAATTGAATATATTTACAAGATAACGACAGACAAGCCGTTGACGATAATGTTTTAACGGATCAAGTTTTAGATTTGTTTAAAGCTCCAACATTTGCAAAGTTCAAAATTGATTTATACAGAAATTATTTAATTTCATGAGAATTATATATTAAACCATTAAAGAATGCTTTTGATGAAACAATCAGATTTGATGTTATAGATTCAAGGGCGGTTACAAAAATAATTAATAATGGTGTTATTACATGATACAGAGTGGTTGAAAAAGACGGTGTAAAGGTTCAAGATTATAAAGCCGATGAAATCGCATATTTTAAATATGAAGACGATATAAACAATTCGTTAAATGGAATGTGAATTTTAACAAGCGTATTATATGACGCAGTGTTGGATTTGGAAGCATTGAAAACAAATTACAGTTTATACAAGAACAGTGCAAGACCAGATATGTTGTTATTGCTTGACGGAAATTTAAGCGAAGAAGAACAGCAAATCGCAACGGATAAATTCAGAGCACAATTTACATGAAGCAATAACGCACATAAAGTTATTGTTGGTGGTGGAATTCAAGATATTAAAACACTTTCATTGACCGCAAGGGATATGGAAACGATAAACCAAAGGAAATTAACAACGGAAAAAATAAGTGCAACGTTTGGAGTTCCAAAAGCGATGTTATGATACGTTGAAGATGTGAATTATAATAATGGACAAAACCAAAAGGAAGAGTTTTTGGAAGGAACAATAAAACCATTCGAGCAAGATTTCGACGCAATATTGAATAAATTATTGCAGATGTTCAAGCCGGATATATTCAACAAATATTGGATAAAATCAGATTCCGAACAATTAAAGGAAACGCAAGAATGGTTGAATGGACAAAGGGCGGACGTGTTGGCGTGAATAATAACAATAAACGAAGCAAGGGTTGACAGATGATTGGAAAGGGTGGAAGATGAAAACGCCGACAAATTAATTACTTCAAGAAATCAAGTATTATTGGAAGATATAGCATTGGACGCAGTTTTACCATGAGATGAAATATAAAAAATGCTTTCGCAAGATTACAGAAATTTATTACGCAAGGAATC